CGACCAAGGCACAGATGAGACAGGTGTGGAATGAGATGAAAGCCTATATACCTAGATACATGTGGAAAGATTATTCAAGGGCAGGTGGTCGTGGATCATGTTGGCATGAAGATGAATATTATGTAGAATTAGAAGTGAGGCAGCCCAACGGGGTTTTCTCATCCGATACTGTCCGCAAGAGTGTGCTTTGGGAGTTACGATCCGCAGATAACCCTGAAACACTACAAACTGTGGGTCTTGATTTTTTGCATATTGCAGAATCTCAGGACGTCAAACAAATAGCGTGGGACAAGGTGGAATGGGTAACTGAGTCACCTGGTCGTATGGGTAGAATATTTGCAGAAGGCATCCCCCCTATTTCAAGATCACACTGGTTTTCTAGGCAATTTAAATATGCAGAAAACAACCCTTCCCTCCAAAATCTTGCAGTCACAGCTACAAGTTTTGACAATATGTATCTAACTGACCAGCAAAAAGAAAATATATATAAACAAAAAGAAACTACTACTGAGTGGATATGGGAAAGGATGGTTTTAGCTAAACAGCCAGATGTAGGTGGTGGATTCTTTAAAAAGATTGAAGATGCTGCTGTAGGTGCTTCCTTGTCTCGCCCCACTGACGGACATAAGTACGTAGCAGGTCTTGACCTTGGAAAACAGGTTGACCCTACTGTATTGATAATTAAGAACAGAATTACCAGAGAATCAGTTTATTCTTATGAAATGCTTAAAACTGACTGGGTATTACAGAAGGAAACCTTGGTGTCTGAGATTAAAAAATGGGGTTGTGAGTCAGTGATGATGGACTCATCAGGTATGGGTGGTGATGTATTATTTGACGAATTGTTAAATCTCGGCGTCCCTGTGATTGGCAAGAAGTTCACTCCTCAAACCAAGTATCAGCTATTCCTTAATTATGCTGTAGCTCTGCAAAATGGAACAACGACTTTTCCTCCAGAATGGACTAAATTGCAGAACGAACTAGACTCGATTGAGGTAAAACAAAATGGCTTGACCTATAGTTTTACCCACCCTAACACACAGCATGATGACTGGGTGGACGCCGAGGTGCTAGCACTAATGGCCTGTGATCCTCCAGAAGCTATGGAAGAAGGATATGAACCAGTCTTTACAATTAAAACTGTTGCACCATTGACTCAAAATGGTGTATCTTATACAGAAGGGCGAATAGCCCGCATGAAAAGACAAAGAAAAGCAAAACAGCTAAAAGAACTACGAGAAGTGGTAGAGATTAGCACAGAGCAAGAATCTATATTAATGGACGCATTAGACTAATATGGTTAACAGCTATAGAGTAAATACAGGCGAAGCAGAATCGGCCCATGAAGAAACTGTCGATTTGCTATCTTCGCCACCTTTAAACGAACCTACGCTTAGTGAAGCGTGGGTAAAAACACAATTATCTAAAGGTGGTGCTGCAGATTTTTTTGCAAAATTTTACGATAATTGCTCAGAAGCTGATGAATTTTATCTAGGGGAGTTCGATTTTTCCGTCCCTCTAGGCGGAACTAAGGTAAACTTAGGAACATTCCATTCCATCATTGATACATTGGTAGCCCACGCCTCCCCTAGGTTTATGGATATTGATGTGCCTCCACCTGGCCCAAGAGCTACAGCTAGAGCAGAATTACTTGAAAAGTTTTTAAATGGTGCACATCACATGCTTGAACAAAACACTCCTGTAAAAAGAGAAATTGTAAAACATCAAGGATTATATGGAGTATCTTTGGTTAAGTTTGAATTTGCTGGTCATCAATGGGGAGAAATGCCTGAACCACCTGAAGAAGGTGGCGATATGTCTGAATACGAAAGACAAGTCAAAGAGATTACAGAAAATAGAAAGTTTAAGTTTCCAATTATTTCAGAAGTAGTAAACCCACAAGAATGTGTATGGGATTTAGCAAGTACACACCCACGATGGATTATACGTAATACTGAGATTGATTCTGAATGGATAATGGCTCATTTCCCTGATTTCCAAGGTGAAACTAAAGATGGAAAATGTGATTTCGCAGAAGTATGGACATCTACACATGTAGGTTATTTAGCGAATGGTGTGTGGGCAATGGAGCCTAGGCGTCATGCATATGGAAGAATCCCATGGATCATATTCCATCCTCAAACAGGAATAAAAACAATCGGAAGTAAACCTGAACATTTATACAGAGGCATAGGTGCTGGTAACTTTGGAATGATTAGAGCAGAATCAAGACTAGCATCACAATACTTAGATATTGTATCTAGGAACGCTTGGTCTTCATTGAATTTCAAAGGACCAAGAGGTATGACGGAAGAAGTCATGCAGGAATTTTCACAGGAACCTGGTGCTAGAAACTATGTTCCGCCAAATGTTGAGGTAGAGCCACAAACAGTAAGTGAAGCCCCTCAAAGTATTCTTCAGGCAATGGGTACATTGGAAAGAGCAATCGAGGCAAATACAGTTCCAGCAGTAGCTAGAGGTGAAAGGCCTCAAGGAGCTGCATCTGGATATCACACTGCAGTATTAGCAGGTATCGCAAGTTTAAACTTCGGTGCTGTAGTTGATGCAACTGAACGTGGATTACAGGAAGCAAACGAAATTGTGCTTAGGATTGTAGAAAATGTAATAGGAGATACAGTTACCGTATTTGGTAACACAGAGGCGGGTTCTATTGACGCCAAGATCAAACCTGCTGATATTAGAGGCCATTATGTTTCCACAGTTCGTTTAACATCTACAAGCCCTGAAGAACAAGAACGAAAATTGTCATTGTGGAGAGATACATGGAGAACTGGATTTGTAGACTGGACTACTGCCCTACGCAAGGCAGGCGTGTCAAACCCACTAGAGGTTGTTGGTAACAGAATCGCAGAAGACTTCTTTAACCTTCCACAGATACAACAGGCCTTTAGCATGTTGGCTGCACAAAGCCTTCCAATATTACAGCAAGCAGTTCAGGCAGCTCAAGGTGGAGCAGAAGCTGGCTTTGATCCTGCAGAAATTGCTCAGAATATAATGAATACGCAAGGTGCTATGCAATTACCTAATGCTGGTAACTTTGCACAAGGAAACCAGGCAGGAGTCGGTAGTGGACCAGTAAGACCAGTAATGCCTGGAAGCGTAGATGAAATGAATCAAATTGGAGCACAAATCGCAGGTCCTAGAAGAGGACCTCAACCAACTATGGGTGGAGATATGCCACCAGGTTTAGGATAAAATGGCGTACACAGATAATACAAAAAAGACATTAAAGGGATTAAAGCCAATAGAAGCTGGCTTTGTAAGATATTTCGAAATGATCGAAACAGCTTTTAAAAATATTAACGATAGCATGGGTGGATTAAGTGTTCCTGATCCTAATTCAACAAGACCAGTTAAAAAAACAAGAGACCCCAATAGACCTTATCATGTAGGTGAGCCAGACACACCATTTAGGAGGCCATTATGACAATGCAAAATCCAAAACCTTGGCAAATATTAATTGAAGACCCTCAATTTGATGAACAAGATCTTGATGAGCAAGGTAATCCAAGACAAATAGGAAGTAGGACTCAATACACAACTTCTTATGGATTAGATCAGCAAGATGCCTTAAACAGATATAATGAGATGTATCCGTCTGCATCGCCTTCAAGAAAAATTAGTGTTGTAGGTGTTGATCCTAGCTTTGAAGAAATGATGAGAACTAACACTTCAAGTCCTAATAACCCATATTTTTCAAACTATAATTATGCAAACCAATATTATGGACAACAAAATCCATATGCAATGCCGTTTTTAGCTAACACAGGCAATATTGATGTTAATAGGCAGAGAGGTAACCCGACTCCTTTTAGTGCTGAATTAGGGCAGCAACCAACATTTGCAAATATGATGCAAGGTATGAATAGACTTGCTCCTCCTCCTTCTACTGCAAGATCAGTTAATGCAGATTTGGCAGGTTTTCAATTACCTACTTCATATGATGCTCAAATACCATTCCAACCGCAGCAGTACCAGGGTGGTCAAAATGTAGTTCAAGGAGATACCAGCTATATGGATCCTTACAAACTGGTTTCAAGTCAGCCTAATATGGACCCTAGGTCATGGATGCCTCTTGGCCAAGGTATAGGCGATATGTTCCCTATGAAGCCTGGTGATGAAGATACACAAACAACAGAGCAAGCTACAACAGAAGGTGCTTTAGAGCAACAGCAATCTGATGTTGAAACTCAAAGATATGTAGAAGATTTGCGTAACACAATAACTCGCCATTTAATGAGAGGCAGGATTGGCAGTATTTCTGATACAAGAAATGTGTTTGGAATGGATCTAGGTGCGGAAATAACATTACAGGGATCAGGCATTCAACAACCTTTAGAAAATTATTTAAGCAGACA